TACTTTTATTGATAGACATTCAAGAAAAAAGAGTATACATATGTTTCATACATATTTGTATATAGAAACAGTTAATAAAAAAGAGAATAGAGTTTTTATAAAAATAAGCTATACATTATTTTTATTGATAGACATTCAAGAAAAAAGAGTATACATATGTTTCATACATATTTGTATATAGAAACAGTTAATAAAAAAGTGAAGCTAATAAAACAAATTACTAACAACTTAGCAGAACTATTTTTATAAACCGTTTCAATAAAATAAAAAATATTTAATAGCCTGAGTTGCAATAGGGCGATTGGATACATACATGGTCAACAAACGGTTTATCCGTAAAGTCGGCGATGAAGTACCCTTATCCTGTTGCGCTCATTTTGCTTTACAGTGGTCTGTGGTACAAGATGTCGCATACCGTTTTGTTATTCAGTCGTACCTTTTCGCATTCCGGCGGAAAGGACAAGAAGATGAAAAAATATGCAAATCAACAATCAATTAACGAGAACGGGGAGTATTATCTCAAGGCAGACAGACAAAAGATTCCTGTAAGTAAGGAAGTTTATCACGCTGTAAAAGACCCCGTCCGCGCTGAGGACAAGCGTAGGCGGAGAGAATGGCGATGCAGAAACGGCAACGGCGTCCGCTGTATGAAGGACTGCATGGAATGTACATATTATCGCATGGGCGGAGAACCTACCGGCAACACATTATCGCTTGACAGGCTTCATGAAGACAATGAATATGAGGCGGCTGACAGTGTATCTGTAGAAGATATTGTGATGGAGACCATTATTTTAGAGGAACTTTTCAAGGCGCTTGATGAATTAGACCCTCGCAGCCGCAGAATCTGCGAACTCATAATGGCGGGTAATACAGACCGTGAAATGGCAGCAGAATTTGGTATAACACAATCCACCTTCAATTATCAGAAACATAAGATGCTTGAACAACTCAGAGAACGCTTAAAAAAATTCATGTGATTTCAAATTAAATAAAAAAATTTAAGATTTTTTCGTTCAACATCACTGTTTCTGTCCTTGGACTATTGGAGGGTATAAAATATCCCTCCAATATCCTTGGAAAGGAGGAGATGTTATGGAAAAACAAAAAGTTGACACTGTCAGAACGGCACAGCTTGATAACGATATAGCGGATGTGCTTACGGCAATCAGTGTCATATCAAAAAGACTTGCCAAAAAGCTGAGAATGCTTGAGATGCAGAAGGAAGGAGAGAACAATAATGTCAACAATGAAGCAACTGGCAGCGGAGCTTGAGGAACTCAGGCACTGCGGAGAAATTCTTATCGCTGTTTCTGAAACACTGACCAAAATATTCAGCGGTCATAATGAAACAGCGGATGAAGAAAACGCTGCAGAGGAAACAGCCGCAGAACCGAAAAAGGAAATCACGCTTGAAACTGTCCGCACGGTTCTTGCTGAAAAATCCCGCGCGGGATATACGGCGGAGGTTAAGTCGCTTATAAACAAATACGGCGCTGATAAGCTGTCTGATGTGAATCCGGAACAATATTCTGCGCTGCTTGCGGACGCGGAGGTGATTGGAAATGCCTGACCATGCGATTCTTTCCGCATCTTCCAGTCACCGATGGATAAATTGTCCTCCGTCAGCAAGACTATGCGCGGATTGTAAAGATACAAGCAGCGAATACGCCAATCAAGGAACTGACGCGCACAGCCTTTGCCAATATAAACTGGAACAGGCTCTTGGCATAGAATCATGCGACCCGACAGAAAACCTTACATATTACGATGAGGAAATGGAGGACTGTGCATACACCTATACGGAATATGTCACAGAGCAGCTTGCGGAAGTGAAGAGAATCTGTTCTGACCCTATTGTGCTGATTGAACAGAGACTTGATTTTTCAAAATATGTTCCGGATGGTTTCGGAACAGGCGACTGTATAATTGTTGCAGACGGAACGCTGTACATAATTGATTTTAAATACGGCGTTGGAGTATTGGTTGAAGCAGAAAAAAATTCACAAATGCTCTGCTACGCAATTGGGGCGTTGGAGCTTTTTGATGGAATTTATGACATTGAAAATATATCAATGACTATATTTCAGCCGCGCCGTGAAAATATCAGCACATACACAATTTCAAAATCAGAGCTTATAAAATGGGCGAATGAAGTTCTTGCTCCGGCGGCAAAACTCGCCTATGCCGGAGAGGGTGAATTCAAAGCCGGAAGTCACTGCCGGTTCTGCAAAGTCAAAACGACCTGCCGCAAACGGGCGGAATATAATCTGACACTTGCACAGTATGATTTTGCAATGCCGGAGACATTGGAAGGTTCGGAAATAGAGGTAATTCTTGAAAAAGCAGATGAACTTATTTCATGGGCAAATGATGTTAAAGAATACGCGCTGAATGAAGCCCTTAATGGCAGAGAATGGAATGACTATAAAATCGTAGAAGGGCGTTCAAACAGAAAATACATCAATGAAAATGCCGCCGCAGAGATAGTTAAGAGTGCAGGATATAACCCATATGAAGATAAAATTCTCGGAATAACTGCTATGACAAAGCTGCTCGGCAAAAGCAAATTTGAAAAACTGCTCGGCGGACTTATCGAAAAGCCGCAGGGCAGACCAACATTAGTAAAAAGGTCGGATAAGCGTCCGGCGATGGATATCAGCAGAGCGGCGTCCGCCGCGGATGATTTTAAGGAGGAAAATTAAATGGCAAAATTCATAAACCCGACAAAAGTAATCACAGGACCACAGACAAGATGGAGTTACTGTAACGCATGGGAAGCAAAAAGTATAAACGGCGGTACACCGAAATATTCGGTAAGTCTTATCATTCCGAAATCGGATACGGTAACCGTAAATAAAATCAATGCGGCGATTAAAGCCGCGTATGACGAGGGTTCATCAAAGCTGAAAGGAAACGGAAAAGGCATACCGGCACTGTCGGCTCTTAAAACTCCGCTCCGTGACGGCGATTTGGAAAGACCGGATGATGACGCATACAAAAACAGCTACTTTGTAAACGCAAATTCATCAACAGCGCCCGGCATTGTAGACGCTGACCGTCAGCCTATTCTTGATCATTCAGAAGTGTATAGCGGTGTGTACGGCAGAGCAAGCATTAATTTTTACGCATTCAACAGTAACGGAAATAAGGGTATTGCCTGTGGCTTGAACAATCTGCAGAAAATTCGTGACGGTGAACCTCTCGGCGGCAAGAGCCGCGCAGAGGATGATTTTGCGGATTTTGACGGTGGGGATGACTTCCTCAGCTAAGACATAATTTAACGGAGGGTGGGCGGGATGAATTTTACTTATTTTTGAGAAAGAACACTTGATATATAAATTTTAACTGCGGGAGGTATTATTAAATGAATAATTTACAGATTTTCAATAATGCGGAATTCGGCTCTGTCCGCACACTTTCAATAAACGGTGAGCCGTATTTTGTAGGTAAGGATGTGGCAGAAATCCTCGGCTACAGCAATACAAGAGATGCTTTAGCGAAAAGAGTTGATGATGAGGATAAGTTGGATGGGGTAGCAATTCGTGACTCCATCGGAAGAGAGCAGAAACCTGTTTGTATCAACGAGTCCGGTCTTTATAGTCTTATCATTTCCAGCAAGCTGCCTAATGCGAAAAAGTTCAAGCGTTGGGTTACATCAGAAGTGCTGCCGTCTATCAGAAAGCATGGTATTTACGCAGTGGATGCGGTTCTTGAAAATCCGGATATGCTTATTGCGGCGCTTACGGAGCTTAAGGCAGAACGCGAAAAAACAAAATCGTTGAAAAATACTGTGGCTGTTCAGAATCAGCAGATTATTGAAATGAAACCAAAAGCGTCATATTACGATGTTGTGCTGAACTGTAAGGATTTAGTTGCAGTTTCCACAATCTCCAAGGATTATGGCTGGAGTGCAAGAAGAATGAACGAGTACCTGCACAACAAGGGCGTGCAGTATAAACAGGGCAATATATGGCTGCTTTATCAGAAATATGCCGAACTCGGCTATACAAGCACTAAAATCCACTCATACAACGGCAGTGACGGCGA